AGCAGAAGAAGCACCGCCAGATGATGCAGAGAGAACAGGGTTAATACCCGCTTTGATCATGTCTTTAACTTGTCGCTGGTGAGCTGTATCAGTTTCTTTTTTATTTAAATTGAACATCTCGAGAGCATATTGATGGTTTTGCTTGTTAGCTTTTTCCTGGGCAGCACTGCCCAGGTAATTTCCTACGGCTGCACCGCCGACAGGACCCATAATAGCAGAACCCAAAGCGGAGCCAGCTACGGCTCCGAAAGGGTTACTTGTAGAAGTAGAAAGAGAGAATCCCATTATAACCTCTTTAAGCCAGGCACAGAGTAAATAGGCATTACTCGAGCATGACGATAATTGAAGTAAGCATCCATTTTGAAGTAATCCTGGGTAGTAATAGCAGAAATACGGTTAATGGGTGGGTTTTCTTCAATAAAGGTAGAGTCGAGAGCGGGAAGAGAAGAGAAGTTTTGGGATAGGTGCCACATATCTAAAGGGGTGGCATAGCTTGAGCGGAATTCGCCAGCGATAGTAGATTGCTTGTAACGATATTCATCAAAGCGTCCAGCGTAGCCGAAAACATCGTTATCCGCAGCGGCACCAGTAGCGTAAATTTCTTTATTAAGAACAGCTTGCTCACCGAGATGAGCTAAAGAAGGTTCAAAGAAATCATAGCGTGTTGAGCGGGTCCACATTTTTTCAATGTTTTGTTGGTAGCGAAGATCGGCACGGATAGATACCAGACCGAGAATATAGCCATGTTCAGTGGCAGAGTAGGTAAATACGTTTTCACCACCTGAACCAATGGCAAAGGCAGCAAGGTTACCTTGAGGAGTAGTAGCATCAGTAGAAGAAGTTTGAGCGACCTGGTGAACATTGATAGGAATAGAGTTTCCACCGATGTATTCAGGTCGTTGTAAGCGGAAGTCTGGGGAAGTAACCCCCCAGCGCGCTTTTAAGGATTCGACGTAGCGAGTACCGCCGCGAGCGTCGAGTTCGAGAATTTGCTGAACAGCAAAGGCTTGGCGAAGTTCATTAATAGTAGAAGCAGTAGCATCAGAGAGATCAGCGTAGAAGGCTGCGCCTTCAGTAGAGGCAGAGGCAGAGGCAATAAGGTTAGAGGCAGCAGTGCCCATAGTTTTATAGGCAGAGTTGACAGTAGACCATACACCTAAAGAGTTTGTGTCAGTTTGGTCATGGGCAACTCTAGCGCGAGTACCTAAAGGTACAGAGACTGCATCACCTTTTTGGGCAAAAGGTAGGCAGGAAGTAAGGTAGTCGTGGCGTTTACCACGACGTTTTAAGACATAATCAGTAACAGTGTCAGGACCGTCGTCAGTATCAACAACGACAGGGTCTTGAAGGTTTTGGTCCCTAAACCATTGATTCCAGATGAGATTGTAACAGCGCGTCGGAAGCGCATTTACGGAAGTTGTATTAGCACCAGAAAGCTCAGGGTTAATACCAAAGTAATCAAAGAGAGACTTAGCACCGAAGCCACCAGCAGGAGATACCACTTGTGGTATCGTAAAAGACGTAGAGTCATCCGGGTCCAGTTGTTCACCTTGGAATTTGACCCAATTAGTCCATACAAGGCGATTAGGCACAAAGAACCAGAAAGTATCAGCATAGAGGTTGTCCATGAAGGGTGCGATTGGTGTTTGTTGACGGATTAATAGTTGTTGGGAAAGTGTGCATGTGTCGCCTGGTAATATTTCATCAACGAACATTGGATAAAGATAGCCAGCGTTTAGTGTTTGGTGGCGATCGTGATTTCGTTGAAAGACAGAGCGAGGTAGGTCAAGTGATGGTACTTTAGCGAAGTCATGGTTCATTACTTTAGATTTCATGTTTTCTCCTAATTAGGTGCAGTTATGTTAATCATATCTTGTAGTGTTGGAATTGCGCCTTCGGCTTGACCTTGAGGTGAAACCTCAGCGGTAGTGAGTTGGATATTTCGGGCAGTTTTAGCTAGCTCAAGAGCTGCTTTAGAGCGTTCAATAATTTCAGCTTTAGCAGCAAGAGCAGTAGTGAGTTTTTCGGGATTTTTTGGTTCTAACCATCCAGATTTATCATCAATTGAACCAATAGAGTAAAGTTCAAAGTCTTCAGGATAAGTTGCGAACTTAGATTGAGGGTCAGAGAGAATGTGTTGGAAGCCACGAATAGCTTCCGCATCGCTAGGAAGTACGAAGGGCTGAGAAAAGGAAAGGCTTTTAGAGTCATAGATACAGTACATTGCAAGTTTCATAACACGTCCTATTTGCGCTTATTGCGCTTTTCAATGATTAAAGCCCTGGCATCCAGGGTATATTGGGTATCAGTAGTAAGCAAGCGGGAAGCTTTTGCGTTTTCAAGAAGTATAAGTTTAGATTCATCATGAGTTGCAAGTTTCTCATAGTATTTAGGAATGGGAAAAGGTTTACCGTTAAAGTGATAACAGTCGCGTTTTAACATGTCATCAGAATATTTTTCGAACCAATTTTTGCCGATAGCGGGGCGGCGTGACGAAAGAGAGAATTCACGTTCTTTTATTTCGCCGGTTTCATCGTCATAGTAGTGTTCTTCCCATTTTTTACCAAAGATTTTTTTATTTATATAACCGGCGACGTAGTTAGCAGTATCAAAAGTAAATTCACTGAAAGAAGAATAACCATAAGTCCAAAGAGAAGATAAAGAAGAATCGCTGTAACAAGTGAAGCCGTCGTGAGATCTAACTTTACGGCTAGTTGATTTATTAAAGAAAGTATGACCAAAGAGGCAAGCGTGATAGTGAGGGCGGTTGAATTTATCGCCATATTCTCCACAGGCATAGTAGCTCACTTTTTTAGGGTAGATTGATTTGCGTAGTCTTTTAAAGAATAGTTGGATATCGCGTTTATCGATAGATTTAGGACAATGAGTTTCATTGAAGGTAAGGGTAATAAACGAATTTTCGTTATGCATTTGAGCTTCATGGGACATTCTTAAAGCCCATGTGGCAGCGCGAGATATCCTACAAGAGCGGCATTGACCGCAGGGGATATAGTTTGGGGTTGAGGTGGGGTTAGATTTGGAAGATAGAATACCTTGAGTATCACGGTATAGTGTGAGAGGATGGGTACATCTCATAATTAAAACTCCTGCAAGTAGTTTTTACCCCGTCGTCCACGGGGGTTTTTTATTTATAGTCTTATTCCGCCGCGATATAGACCAGGTTTAGCCCCTAGATTATTTTTAGGGTGAACCTTTGACGCGGATTTACGGAAAAGCTTTTTTGATTTTTTGTAGTTCATTTTTTTAGCGCGCATATAACCTCGTTTATAGTTTTGACACCATGCCTTATTCAGGCGGATTGGTGTCAGTGGGAACAGTTACATCAAGTACATCATCTGTTCCCACTTTGGGCAAGTCTTTAGGCAGGGGTGCCTTTTTGAATAAGTTGATCAATAGCTTTAGGTGCGTCATCAGCTCCGGTAGGAGCAGGAGCAGCTTTAATAATTTCGACAAGCCCTGCATCAGCCATTTCCTTGGTGAATTGTTTTTTGTCCATTGCGTCCACAAACGCTTTGGGGTCATTACCAAACATACCACGGATATGCGCTGGAAGGGCGTTAAACGCCTTATTGGCAGCATTTACCTGGTTGAGGGCGGTTTGGTATGCGTTTGCGTCCTGAAGCTCTGTAATGTCCATATAGAAGGCTTGGCGGGCTGGTTCAGGCATGAGACCAGTTTTGAGGTAGCGGTCGACAATTTTATTAATGTCGCAAGAATCCTTGTCGGATTGTTGAGCATATTTAGCGGTCTCAGGATCAGTAAAGATAGCAGACTCCTGAGTAGCTTGTTTTTGTTTATCATCATACATTGAGCGAAATTTCATGGTAATTCTCCATATTTTATAGGGTTAGTTTTCATGTCTTGTTGCCAGTTGTCCCAATTTTGAGCTTTTTTAGCATTTTGACGGTTTTTATAAGCATTAGTTTGAATGCGAATTTGAGGGATAATAGAAGAAAAAGCAGAACCAATAGCACCGCCGGTATCATTGATACGGCGTATAACGTTATCGTATTTTTGCATTTTTGAATCAATTTCGCGTTGCTTTTTTTCGTAATCAGAGCGGGATTTAGCATTTGGTAAATCATATTTTTTACGTTCATTCTCTAATTCTAAAGCTTTAGCAGAAGCAGCGGTTTGTTGAGCTTTTGCCGCTTCGGTTTGCTGTTGAAGATTAGTGAGTTTTTCAGTTGCTTCCTTGTTTTGAGTTTCCTGTTGGGTATTTTCAATAGCGGTTTTGTTTTGCATAGCCTCTTGAGCAGTAGCACCTAGGTTTTCCATATCTTTTTGAGTTGATTCAGCCTTAGCGGCTGTACCAGAGGCAGAAGAAGCACCGCCCTGAGAAGCAGAGAGAACAGGATTAATACCAGCCTTAATCATATCTTTAACTTGACGTTGATGGGCGGTGTCAGTTTCCTTTTTGTGCAAGTTAAACATTTCAAGAGAATATTGGATATAGATAACCAGCGTTTAGTGTTTGATGGCGATCGTGATTTCGTTGGAAGACAGAGCGGGTTAAGTCAAG